CATCGACAACATAGCCGATCTCTGCACGGGGCAGGATGCAACCACCCTTACCGCAAATACGACGATATACGGCAGAATCACAGGCATCCAACTCACCTCCGGCGCAGTAATTGCGTATAAGATGTAATAATGATCTCACTCGATCTAACGCTTGGAATTGGAAAGAACGCAAGACGTTCGGGCGCGGTCACGCCCACCAACGTCATTCTCACCGAAGCGAATCAATTACTAATCACCGAAGCGGGTGAATTTCTTGCAATCAACATAGCACCACTTTTGGCAACCGAAGCAAATGAAATATTTCTGACGGAAGCCTCCGAACAAATTCAAACCTGACAATAAATGAGTACGAACAAAAAGATAACCGAACTTACTGAGCTTTCAGCCACTCCTGCCGGAGCCGACATTTTGGCGATTGTGGACGCACCGAGCGGCTCCGCAGAAACAAAAAAGATTACTGTCACAAATCTAGTGGCGGCGGCCCCACAGGGCGACCTGGTCGCATCCAATAATTTAAGCGACGTGGCAAACGCCGGAACCTCCCGTACCAACCTCGGACTTGGCGATGCCGCCACGAAAACTGTGGGTACGGCCAACAGCAATGTAATTGCGGTTGGAGCAGCCGGCGGAGTTGACTTGGGCGGAAATGCTCTGAGTAACTTCGACGCAAGCGTAAATGAGCAAACAGGCACATCCTACACGCTTCTTGCCAGTGACCTTGGAAAGATTGTAAAGTTTACCAACGGCTCTGCAATCACGGTAACGCTTCCAAACAATTTGGGACTTGGTTTCACCTGTACTGTGATTCAATACGGGGGTGGACAAATAACTTTTTCGACCAGTAGCTCCACTTTATACAACCGCCAATCACACACAAAAACGGCTGGTCAATATGCGGTCGTAAGTTTGATCAGTTGTGTGGCCGACGTATACGTTCTCGCAGGCGACACCGCAAGCTAAGATGAGCATAATATTACCCAGCTTTGCGGGAATCTCCACGCCAAGCGGTGGAGGAGGAGGTGGTGGATCATATTCTAATGCCTATTGTTACAGCGGCGACATATCGGGTTTTTCATGGCGATACCTTGGTCGTGATATGAGTAGTGTTTCGGGCATCAAGGCAATATCAGCTTGGTTCAAATTAGGGTACACTTCTGCAAATGCCGCTATAATTGGTGGTCTTGGGTACGGCACATCAAAGGAGTATGGAACCCTCGGATGCGCAAGTAGCGGGAGACTGAAATGGTCGGACGGTACGGCGAAAATACTTACTGATAATGATGTATTTTCAGCTAATACTTGGCATCACATTTTGCTCAATTTTGTCTCAAGTGGTCACTCCGACACGGATGGTAACACAACTGGTAATGGACAGGGTTGGCAGCTTTATCTAGACGGCACACGGGAAGATGTTATGCACAGTAGTGCTATTGGTTCATCAACTCATGGGACACAGCCACTGGAATGTACATCCGACTTTAGAATAGGCGCAGAGTTGAGACAAAACATTGCAAATTTTTCAGGTCTTTATGACGAAGTGGCACTATGGAACGCCTCACTAAGTTCCTCCGAAATTTCTTCCATCACGTCTGCGCCAGTGGATTTGACTACCGTTGCCAGTTCGAACTTGGTCGCTTACTACCGAGGGGGAGATGCGGACACTTCGCCGTCTGACGGTGGTTCCATCGCAACCACTAATGATTCAAGCGGAAACGGCTACCATTTGAGCCAAAGCACTGCATCGTATCAACCAACCTACAAAGATTTATCGGGTGAAGGATCGCCCCCATACGTAGCATGAAATACTTACTGCTTAATAATTCTGACGAGTTTAATTCTAAGGAATCAGAGATGAAAACCTTTTTGAATATTCCCGATGACGCGGGAACCACTGGCTACGCTCTGTCCTCAACCGTCGAAAACTCAGAACATTCGGATTATGGAAAGTTCATTTTTCCTGTCGAAACCAGCGGGAAATGGAAATGCGACGGACAATTCGACTCTTCGGAATTGGTGGATTTTGATTCAACATGGATAGACCCTGCATCAATCCCCAGCGAATGATTTATCTTGTTTTATTATTCTGCATCTTGGCTACGTCCTGTTCGTTGCGAAACTTGGCAACTCCCGCCGCGACTATTTCAGGAGCGGCGGTAGGTTCGATAGCTGGTCCAGGCGGAGCCGCATTGGGAGCAGGGGCTGGGTATGCTGGTGGAAAAATCTATGAGCTTACTGATGAAAATGAAGAACTTGTAGAAGCAATTACTCACGCCGATGTGCAAGGAATTGTTCATGCCAAGATGAGGGAACATGCATCGGGATTCGATAAGTTCACTTCCACTATAAAAAATTGGCTAATTTTAGCCGCCGTTGGATTGGGAGCTTATCTAGTAATTCCAATATTTATCGCAAAGAAGACCGCTCAATCCTGCTCGCGCAACGAAGCCAAGAAAGCCCAAACCCGTTATCCATTCGTAAAACCGCCGCCAAGAAAATGAAAAATCTTAAACTACTCAAAGAAAAATTCAATTCACTAACAAAACGAGGTAAAATGATCACCATTTTCGTAGGACTCATCGTAGTCATTATTTTACTGGACGTAGTCTTATGATGGACCGCACTGCCATTTACGGAATTGGCGGCACGCTTGCCACCATGTCAGGCAAACTGCATGAATACATCGGAATAATCGCAGGACTGTTCACGATTATTTTTCTCGGAATAAAAATCTACCAAGCGATCAAGGATGAAAAATGAAGTATCGAAGCTACGGCAGATTGGACGATCAGATTTTAGAGGACGGGGATGGGCAATTCCTTGGGATAAACTCGTTTGTTGAACCAACTACTCTCAAGGAAGGCTTCGTTAGTAATTCCGAAAACCTGGTCTTCGACGGGGATACCGCAACTTTGCGGGATGGATTATTATTCAAAGCGGGATCGGTGACCCTGACTTATGCCACTGGGTCGAGCGGGGATCGAATCTTTGCTTCAACTTCCTACAAAGACCCAAGTACCGGGACCGAGTATCTTGCATTTGCTACAAAATCAAAGCTAATACTTTACAATGAGGCAACGGCAAGCGGAGTGGACATTGATTATCCTGTCGGAGAAGTAGTGGCAGAAGCGGACAACCCATCCCTTCTGCAGTCGTTCACGAAGTTGATTTTGTTTCGCGGTACGGGAAAACAGATACTTGAATGGTCGGGCAATCAATCAGAAGACTTTTTACTGAAAACGGAAACCGCAAGCAATCCATCAGCCGGAACCGCCATGCCGAGGGTTGAGTTTGGACTTAGTTTTCGTAATCGAATAGTCGTACCCTTTCCATCCGACTCGAATTATTCACTTACTTTTTCGGATATTATCGACGACAACCAATTCGCAACCACCAGCACTTTTCGAATTAACAAGGGAAGCGCCGACAAGTTGGTCGGTTTTCACCCCTACTTGGAAAACCAGTTGTTAATATTTATGGAGCGATCCATTCATTTAATCTCAGACGTTGCGAATATCGACAGTTCCTCAGTGTTTGAAATTACACGCGAGTTTGGATGTGTGTCTCGTCGATCAATTGTCAACAGCGGTCCGCAAATATATTTCTTATCCGACCGTGGAATTATGGTTCTTCAACAAGGACTCGACCCGGCAAAAGGTCTTGGTGTGGCAATCTCAAAAGTAAGCGGAGAAGCAAAACCATTAAGTGAATCAATTGACGACCAGTTCAAAAAGGTCAATCTTGCGGCGGCAAGCGGTGCGGTCAGTAAGGTGCATGAAAATAAAGTCTATTTCGCAGTTCCTACCGGATCGTCTACCACAAATAATAAAATTTTCGTATTCAATATTTTAAATAATGCATTCGAAAGCATTTACGATTTTCCAAGCGGATTCCAAATCGACGACATGGTCGAACTTCCATTTGGATCGAACCCGCAGAGGCGCGAACTTTTCTTAGTCGCTCCCACGGGCTGGTATCAATTGACGGGCAGTGGAGCGACCACGGATGACAGCGGTCGATTTGTGGGCAGTAGTTCCGAATCGGGAACGACTGCCATCACGGGCAAGCTCAAGTCCAGGAGTTTCACCCTTGGTGATCGAGGAGTGAAGCATTGGAAGGGTGGCCAGATTGCAATGAGTATGAAGAACAATGATGCGATACAAGTCTCTTTGGAAACCAAAGACCCCGACAATGCATCCACACAAGTTCTTTCCCACACCGCATCTTCCACCGAAGACACATTGTTTCGATTCGGGGGCAGACGGCGTGGATATTCCGCCTCTGTCCAGGTGTCAATCTCGGCGGGTAATCCGACCATTCGTCACCTGCTGATGCAGGGAGCAGTCGGACAACTTGGTGCAAGGAGGAACGTTGCATAATGGCAGTCACTGCAACAGTTACACGTAACATAACGGCGGCAACCGGAGTCGAGTTAAATCCCGCATTTTTAAACACTCTTGGTTTACCGACCGTGGTCGTACCATCCATCTCCGCCACCAGCGTCACACTCGAAAACTTCACCGTTTCGACTCTGCCAACCAATGGTACGACGGGACGAATCGTATTTGTATCCGACGGAGACGGGGGCACTCCATGCTTGGCGGTCGATAACGGCACGAATTGGTTGCGCGTCAATTTGGGAAGTGCAGTCAGTTCAACAGTTGAGGAAAATTATATTTTAGCGGAATGACCATACTCGAACAGACCAAGAAATTATACGACCAAGTTGGGGCGAATATGTTTGCGGATATATCCGCTTACTCCGCACGCGGCTACGTATTCATCACCCCACACTCCCTACTGCTCGGCAAGGCGGTCAGGAGCGACATAGACGTGCATCCCGATGAACAGTGGAACATGCCCAATCCCAATGCTTGGTATGTTTGTGTGGCAGTTGGAGAGAATGCAATATCAGAATTTATTCAACGCATACCATACCCGCTCCCCTACGTCGGATGGATGAGAGAGTTGAAACAAAAGCCAGTTAAATGGTACGAATTTAACAGAATTATCAGGAGAAAATCATTATGAGAGGATCAAGCCCACCACCAGTACAAGCGACTTATTCGGAAGCATTAGCCGATTCCCTGCGCGCACAAGTTGACTTGTTGCGCGGCACGGGCGAATTTGAAGACACGGGCGGACTTGCGGAATTGCTTCGTGACTACGAAGCACCCGTGCGGCAACAAACCGCACAAATCGACACGGATGTGTTAAGGCAGACTTTGCTTGGTAGTGAGCGTAAATTCCAAGTGGAGCAAGACCCCGAAACTGGAAAGTTTGGAATCACGGGTGCGGAAGTGGTTAAGAATGAACAAGGTGAACCGCAAACGGCGGGGGACGGAAGGTATCAAATTGTGCAGATTAAACAGGGCGATTTACCAACTGCAAATGAATTTGGGACAGTTACAGTTAAAAATGCGACAACACCAACATATGGAATAATTGACACTCAAACTGGGGGATTAACTGGGACAGTGGGTGGTGATACTTATAATATGATAGATGATTGGAAAGCGCAGGGCGGCAAAGGTTTAGGGTATTTTCCAGAAACTTATAGAGGCCTATACAGAGACAAAAAGGCAGAGGTGCTTAAACAAGTAACTGAAAAACTCAATACTCTTAGGGGTACAATTGCAGATGCTGGGGGTGATGTGGATGCGGCACAGGAAGAAGTAGCAAAGCAATTTACTTTTGAAAATCCATACACGGGTGAACAATTAGAAGAGGGCGAAACAATTACGATCCGCGAAGGTGACGGCATGGTTGACTTGCTCGGCGACCGTAGAAACGTACAGGAAACCCGTCGATTGTCTCAAATTGAACAGGGTGAGGAATTTGTAAGGCAAAATCCTGAGTTTAAAGCTCTGTACGACCAAGTGCAGACAAGTGGAGACAGTTCAAATCCATTCTACGGATTAACCGAAGCCGAGGCAGGAAGAAAAGTTCTTGCCGATGCGGGTGGTGATGCCGAAAAAATTAAGGAAACATACGGAATATCGAACTTGTCAATTCCCGAATTTGCGGCGGTGGATACCGGCAGACAAGCGGGATTTGACGAACAGGGAAACTTCCTTGGTTCCGCCGCACTCGCCGAGGATATACAAGCGGGTCAACTCTCACGGCAAAGGGAGCGGGACATTGCCGATGTTGAGCGTTTGAGTGGACGGTTCTCAAATATCATGGACGATTTTAAGCCGGCCACTTCTACCGGAATTGCCGACGCGCAAACATTGTTAAAAGCTCAAGCCACCAATTTAACCGGGGGCGGCAAAGCAGTGACAGTCCCTTCGGGCTCCACCTTCGGTGGTAAGGTGACTCCGGGCACGATGACTGCCGCCACAGTTGCCGACCCGACAAAACTACAGGCAAATACTCAATTCAATCAAGAGCTTGCAAGCGACCCAAATCAAGACACCCTCAGACAAGCCCTGCTTGGGCAAGCCAAGTCGGCATTGGATGACGGTCTGACCGCAAGGGAACAAAGACAAATCGAACAGGCCGCTAGAGCCAGGCAAACCGCAACGGGTAGGATATTCGATCCAAGTTCAACAATACAGGAAGCACAAGCGGTGATCGAAGAAGACCGAAACCGCCAGATGCAGAATCGTGCATTTGCTCAGTCCGTTATGGGACAGGAAGCTGGTCTTCAAACGGGTGACATTGGCAGAGCAATGGGACAGGAAAGTGAACAGGCGGGACTCC